GGTCATCGTCATCCCTTTAGCTTTATCGATGATAGTATCCACCCACTTTTTATCCCAATCCCTTGAGTTGACCGCATCCCTCAACTGTTCAGCGGTCATAAACTCCCGGTAGAAGCACATCCTTGCCTTCTGAAGCTCGGTTGTGTCCAACGGAACAAAGAAATCCTCTCCAACCCGGAGACTGACCAGGGTGGGTCGGTCCATCGTTGTCATTGGGCTGGGATACTGAGCGGATCCGGTTTCCCTTAAATCTTTTACGATCTTACGCAACACCTTCTGGGAAGCATCGGGGAGGAGTTGCCGTCCCAGTTCAATCGCTTCATCCTCTCGGGCAGGATCCAGAATGGTTTGAACCGCATCCGCGAACTGAGGTTGCTGCTGGGCAACCATCCCAATCTGTTCCAGGTCAATGTCCTCATAGGTTAAGGTCTGCTCTCGCTCCCAGAAAATTCCCATGACCGAAAGTCCATTCTCCAGCATCGTGTTCGCACACAACTCAGCTTCCGAGTAAAACTCATCAATAGCATTGTTACTTGCGTAGCGGAGAAGGTTAGTCGTCAGACTCGCTTGCTCGGCATCGTTGCTCTCCAGTGGTGCCGCATTCAGTTGCATGTTGCGAAGGGATGTCATTAATAGATCAACATCCTCGTTTATGTAGGTATCCACCAAGGGCACCTTGCTATCGCTACATCCGTCAAACGGAACAGGGGTGTGTCCAACATTCCCTTTCCATTTCCTGCCATCAGCGGACTGCCCAGCCCACCGATTGTATCTTGCATCAGAGTTCAACTCGCTACGATTCATGTAATCGTTTGTGCGAATTGCCGCTTGGTTCAACTCTTTTGCCAGTTCATTAATATTTACTTTCTTTGCTGCCATTATCTCACCCTCACTTTTGTTCCTTCAGGACCTAGCTTGAGCAGGTTCCTAATGGATTCCCTTGTATATCTTCGCTGCCGCTTATTCACGGGAGCATTCACCAAGACTCCTATCTCCTCTAACTCAAGCAATCGATTATAATTCAAACCGGTAACTTGCTTTGCCTCACCGGCAGTCAATGTCAATGGTAGGTCATTAAATTCCATGCTGATCGCCGCCAGTTGCCGTCATTATAAGATCATTCATTGGCATTGGTCCGCGCTTGAAAAGATACCGATCACAATCAACCACATCCTTCATTGCCCCTCTTAAACCATCTCTTCCGGTGTACTCCATCAGAGCATAGATTGTTTGCTGACAATCCTCACTAATGTAGTAGCGGGGACAGTTCATTGCATTTACTTCCGCTTCATCATTGTAATCAAGATAATCATTGATCAACTGAATGCCCTCTTCGATATTCGTCCCGGGTGCCGGGATAAAGATCATGGACGGACCCACCTTGTGCCCCTCCTTGTTCTGCTGCTCCTCCTCCATGAGGGTGATAATATTTGTACCCTCCTCAATACTGGGAACATTCGCTTTACCGAATCTCGGATCAATCAGTCTTTCATAGATCTTTTCGGATTTAGTACCTAACCAAACCCCAATCTCGTCATCGTACACCCAACCCTCTGCTTCCAGAATGAGTTTTTTGTATGCCAGGATACTTTTTCCCATCCCACTGGTCTGGGCAGGTCCAGCAATCCCGTCTGGTTTATTCCCTGGTAGGGTCCACTCCCCGTATGTCTTGAAATCGGGCCATTCCCGGTAAAGAAACACTCTCCCCATGTCATCGATTAGGTGCCATTTGAGGAACCAGTTCTTATTGCCGGCAGGATCGCAGGTTAAAAATCGGGTTCCTTCCTTGGGGATCTTATCCGGTTTGACCACATGCACCTTGTCATCAAACCGGTTAAACACCCCTCCATCCATCTTGTCTGCCCACCCATATGCCCGGATCTTGATGTCGGTGGTGGGCTTATTTTCAAGCATCCTGACAACCTGCTCAAACCCTCCAAACGGATTCAAGCTGCCGTGGAAGGAAATCACCCGGGCATTCTTGCGGAATGGCTGCATTATGTAGGGCATCTCTCCTGGAGGGCATCCCTGGACATGAATCGCTTCCTGCTCAAGGAGTGGAGCAGGGAGACTCTTAATCACCCGGGCACCCGATATAAACTCCTTGACCACCGGGGAGTACCCCCGAATCGGGGTGAAGGTGAGCACGATCTTTCCGTAACGTGTGGTCACCCGAAACCGTAATGTCTGAAGGAACTCAAGCGGGATTAACTCGTCTGCCCATATAAGGTCGCACTCTCCCCCCTCAAGCACCGAGATGTTCTGGGTGTAATTAAGGAAACGGCACCGACTGCCGCTAGGGGTAACGAACACTTGATCTGAGAATCCATTCTTGTCAGTCCAAGAGATGTTCGTTGTGGAACCTTTCTTGCCGACATCCCTCCAGGACGGTGGGAGGTACTTTCGGATGATTGGTTGCTGGATCTCGACTGAGGAGGGCAGGGAAGAGTGAAGGCACCAGACCACCGACTTGGGTTTGTTGATGAGTGTCTCTACAACAAGCTTCGCCGCGAACTCGGTCTTGCCGGCCCGGTTGCCTCCCAGGATCAAAAGCTCATCGCACTCCTTGTAGAGTTCCCTTGCGTCCTTCCAGGGGTCCAGTTCAAACCCGGCATTAAGAGGGTCAACCAGACTAAGCGTGATCGACTTCTCCCTCTTCTTAATTAGGTTAACCACATGGTCTTCACCATGCTTATCTACAAGTACCTTGATTACCTCATCTTCAAGTATCGGATAATACGGATGAGGTGTTTGTTTGAATAACTTTTTTTCTTCCATCCGTTAATAGTTCTCTAATCTTATCTCGGTCTTTCCTTGTTCCTTCATCGGTGCGGCACCTGTCTTCTACCTTACCCCACGCATATCCGGGCATTGTCCGTTCAGTGTTGAACACCTTGGCAATTTCTCCAGGAGGTATCATGTTTTCATAGCAGATGGACATCCCCATGTGGCGCGGCACCGTAAATTCAGGTTTGCGGCATCGTCTTGTAACCCAATCCTTGGGGATATCATAATATGCTGCGACTACCTCTAGTGCCATTTTTGGTGTGAATTTATGCATAGATCTTTGTGGGTTCCCAGAAGATGCAATCATTCGCATGCTTGAGGTATATCTGCTTTTCCTTAACTCGTTCACCTCGCTTGGTGAAGATCAGTTCAAAGACTCCGTACTGTTCGCGCAACACGGCAACCGCACGAGAGAAGTTGACAAGGTCGCTTGATCCGGTTGCCAGGTAACTCAAGTCACGATCAGACCAATTAGATCTTGAGTTGTTGTCACTTGGAGGTTTCCCGGTGTGATGCATTGCAATGAAAGTTGTCCCGTAATGCTTTGCAAGACTCCCAATACCGTGCCGCACAAATTCGCTGACCGCTTGCTGGGAACGCATATCGGTGCCGATATAGTGGAGCAGGGGATCCATTATGAAGACATCGGGTTCATAGACCTCAAGCACACCATTTGCCATGTCTATGAATTTTTGACCTACATTGCTTGCATCAGTAATGAACCGGCAATTCCGATTAACTCGTTTGATCTCGCTCGCACTTAATCCTAATTTTTTAACAATACCCTGCACCTCCTCCGAGAGGTCGCCCATGTCGTTTTCAGCTTGAACCAGGACAATCTTCAACGGTCTTGCCGGCATGATCCCAAACGCTTCCTTACCTAAACTCCATAGGATGCTCGCTTGCATAATAAGACTACTCTTACCCAGCCCACTGGCACCCACAATCATGCCGAAATGACCCCGGCATAACCACCGATCCCCCAACACATTGTTCGCATCCGAACCAGAGTTGAAGGTTAGCAATTGATCAAAGGACATTGCTTGACCGATAGATTTACACTGAAGTGTCTCCTGGTAGGATTCCCATGAATCCGCACCGTGGTTGAGCTTGAGTAGTCTCTGCCGTTTACCGTCCCGCAGGACACCGGGCAACCTGCTCAACCTACCGGGATTCTTATTGCTGGCATCCAACCCAGGGAACTCCTCATAGACCTTGGCAACTCTCTCATCGTATTGCTTCCGGTCCCTGGCATCCACCCGCACCCATGCATGGACGCTCTTGCCCCCGGAATAGATGATTGCCGTGATGGGCAGATTGGTGGAAATGATCTTCTTATATTGATCCGCAAGATCACCCTCATCAAACTCCACTAGGCAATGTCGGTAAGCAGTGACATGCTCATCCTTGATGCCTCCCGAAAGGGGGTTAATGCATATCCATGCACCATACTCGGCAGATGCTATCTTCTCTGAAACACCATTAAGGTTATCCCACCTGTTCAAATCCCCTTTACCAATGGTTGGACCTATTACAATCCGCACCTTCTCTCCATCCTCAAATGCTGCTTCAAGCAGTTTCATCAATGGATTGTCAATTCCGCATGGTAAATTCATCTTCTTAAATCTAACTGTTGTTCCCGATTTTTTGGTCCCAGGTTCCCGGGCAACTCGCGTGAAAACAGATTGAAGGGTCTTGGTAAATTCATGGGCACCTAATCCATCCTGGGTTGCCCGTCCTTCCAGAAGATTCACTGCTTCTGAAACAGAAAAGCCGCAGTCCCTTAATTGGCATGCAACTTTAAATAATGTTTGGTTTCGTTCTCCCTCTGCTGACCCTGCCATTAAATAGTCACTCACTATTATCGGCAGATTTCCACTCCTCTCCCTCATCCTCATCATCTTCATCTTCGTATTCGTCGTCTTCCTCTACTAATTCATAATCCTCTAATACGGTTTCTGCCACTCTAGCCATATAAGCATCCATGACAGTCCTTGTGGCGAAGCAATACAGCACTCCCGCCATTGAAGCGAAGGTCATGTCAAACTCATGCTGATAGCGTTCGACTAGTGCTTCTAGGTCAGTTGCAAATGCTGTCTGCTGCTGTTTTTCGTCCAAAGTAAATAGGGGGGCACGATGCCCCCCCATATCCGGTTCTATTTAAACTCCTCGTCATCATTAGACGAAGGTTTTTCCGCATGAAACCTGGCTATCTGATTGTTTCTGCTGCCATTATACTCTTCTATGGACACATTAGCCCACACCTTGGTTCCCTTCATGCGACTGCACATATCCTCGTTCACATCCACCTCGACACCTTCCTCACCTACGTTAAGTGCCCGAAGCAGACTCTTAACCTTCCAACTCGTCTTCTCAGTGAACATAAGGTTGCACCATACATGGCACCCCGTGTCGTTGTCCGCAAATCTGAGCGTCAGTTTATCGTCACCCTTTTGTGTGATTCCAAACTCGTGGTCTATGATTTCCAATTCGTAATTCCCCGGGGCAAGCAATTCTCTTGCTGGGCGATTACCCTCATCCTTTGTTAATGTGACTTTTGGCATAACTATTTCCTTCTTATATATCTAGTATCTGGTTTACGTTTAATGAGGCATTCTAACCTGTTCGCAACTTCCTGGGATGCCTCTTTACCCTTGAGGTTGAATTTCTTCTGATACGCTTTGGTGAGTGCTGGGATGCTCACTGAGCATGCGCCCAGGAACTCGTCCTGACCCAACTCCATCCGGGCAAACGCGCCTGGAATGTCGTCTATTACCGGGTTGCCGGCACGGGTTGTAATCCGCACCCCAGGGACATCTTCCCCGTCTTCAATTACTGACTTGTTTACAATCTTCTTAACCCCGGAAATCCAATCTTCTAGGATCTTACAGATTGCGTATGCTTTACCCTTATCCTCCACCGTCTTGAGTTGGGTGAAGTCATAGTTCTTCAGTTCTGTTTCTGGACTTATTTTTTCTAATGTATTCATTGCTACTTTTGATAGGGCTGGGCAAACCCCACTATGCTTGCACCATGTACAGTACTCATTCGGATTGAGTATTCCCTTTGTTTTGTTTTCAGTGATCTTATCAATGATCGCCCATGCTTCCTCATATGAAAGAATGTAGACCTTGCCCCACTTATGTTCCGTATAGATCTCATGGATTCTCATCTCCTTCTTACCGGTCTGCTGCATTCTGCCGGCGGCATAATATGCCATCTGAGCTTTGTACTCCCGCACCTGCCCGGTCTTGAAGTCCCCGATCTGCTCCCCGTCAAACAGATCATTGGTGCCGAAGCTGAGTTCCTCTCCCGAGTCATCATAGATGTGCACCATCTCTTCGCACACAAGGGTCTTCATGTTGAAGTTATCCTTCACATATTCATAACCCCAAAGGACTCCCGGCAACTCATCTGCCGGCACCGGGGAGGTCACCGGCACTCCAGTGCACAATTGCTCCAGATGATCATGGGCGCGGGTGCCCTTGAGCGTAGCAGGTGAGTCCCCCCCGGCATTAGCAAACCCTCCACACTTCAAGTGTGAAGGACCGCTAGATGGGGATCTAGTTGAGTGATGCTGCATGCTTCTCAGCTTTGTCTTTAAAGGAATCCTTCTTATCTACAACCTGTTTAGCTCGGTTGTCGGTAATGTCCTTCCAGGATTGACCATTCTTGATCCACTTGAGCTTGATCATGTATAGGATAGCAGTGTCCTCCCAGCCCTTGATCACATGCGCGAGCGTAGACTTGACGGGAATAGCAATCGGATCCGCTACGGGTGATACCTTTTCCTCAGTCTGCGGAAGGTCTTCGCCGGCATAGATGTAGTGACCCAATCCGAAGAGTGCCAACCCCTTCACCAGACACCGCATCGTTGTGTCGCTGATTTGGCGAGCATTCGGATTCTTAACAGCATTGTTCCGGTGATCCATAACCGGCAACCACATCTTCCTCCACGCACCGTTGACGCAGATCTTTACCCAAACCGTTACCGTTCCATCCGGGTGAATCTCGTATGGGAACTTCGTGTTTTCATCTGAAGTGTACGAATGCGTGAAATACACCACCTCAAACTGAGAGTCCGGGAAGTTGTCCATAAGGATGCCCCATGCCCATGCCCAGGATAGATAGGTTAACCCCATCTTCTTCTCTGCTTTTTCAGTGCAGTCTATTTTACTTAATTTGTCCCATACCTCTCGGTACGGATCTAATTCTGTTTTTGTTTTTTTATCCATTTTTCTAATGTATCTGGTTTTCTTAACTGATCTACTCTTACTGCTTTTACAGGTTTGTAACCCCCATACCTCTGGGAGAAACTCCTCCTGTTAAATTCTTCTTTCTCGATCCACCCCATGATGTTGACAACATAGTAATCGGTGCCAGGTGAGGTCATCACTGCTATGTCCGCGACCATCGGTTTCTTAAAATATAACTCCCCGGTGGTGGACCACTTCACATCGATGGATGTGTTGCCGCACTCCATATCAACACCCCCGTCTCCCTCGTTGTAACCTTCAGCTTGTAGATCCACATTCAGCAACTTACTTACTGCAACCTCCCCCAAAGCACCCTCGTAATTGATCTGCATGTCATCCTTCCCGGACACCTTTGCATTCCTGGTGCGAGTACCGAACTTCATCATCTGACGAGTGATCGCCAAAAACTTTGCACAAAGTATTTCCGGTGGGGATAGGATCATTCTGGTCATACTGCCATCTGGAGCAACTTCGCAAAGCTCTCCTCGTCCATATAAAACCTCCAGGGATGGTTGTTCCTCTTGTGGGCAACCACCGCAATCTTGCCTTTCGCATCCCGCACTGCTTGGTCGCACGCATCCGGGATTGGGAGTCGCTCGACATTCTTAACCTCAAACATCATCACATCATCCAATTCCTCGCAGACCACATCCGCACCTCCTAGTCCGTTGTACTGGACACCTCTCTTTGCAGAGGTCCAACCGAGATCGCGTAACCAATCCCTAAACATCCGCTCCCCGCGCTTGCCTTTCTCTCTGGAAAACTTACCCATTAGTTAAACAGTTCCATAGTCTCAAGAGGTCTTTCCCTTTTAAAATAACTCTCTAATCGAAGGAGTTGGTTGTGGTCGTCACCGTGCCGAAACCATCCGGTGCCATCTACTGATTCGCACCCGAGATCGTGGCACAACCAAACCCGGTGCAAACTATTAACCCTTCCCACATGAACCCTCTTGCCGGCATCAAACCATTGATTAAGATTTCGCCACTTCCACTCAGTCGTCCCCCCAACAAAGATCATGTCCACCTCACTCGGAATATCCCCCAGGGTCATCCCATCCTGGACAACCATTGTCATGGGCCATTTATACTTGGAGATCCTGTCAGCATACTTCTCCCATCGCTTTAATGTCAGTCCCCTGTTCCCGATTGCGTCTGGCACCGCAACCCACATCGGTTTTTGACCCTCAAGAGCAATGCGGTCTAACGCCTTAAAATATTCGTCCTCATCCCACTCCTCCTTTTGTGTCCAACACGCATACACATCATTGTCCAAAGCATAGGGCATCCAATGCCTGAGCTTGGTCTTCCAGTACCCCCTTGGTCCCATTAACCAAGCAGATTCCTTATACCTCCCAGCCCAGTAATGAATCACTGGAGAACTATGGTTAGACAACATCACAAACACCTATTAGATTGCTGTAAAAATATGTCGCACGGGTTTTAGGGGTTTCGGATACTTGGACGCTCTTTAGTTCCTTTAACCCGGGTTTAAGCATTTTATAAATTGAACAAGCGAGTGCTTCACATGTGGTGACAGGGAAATGGTCGTTCAAGTTGACATGATCGTACATATCGATAAGGGGATCCATATACGCATCCACATCTAAGAAATCCCGCAACATCCCATCTCGGTTAAGACTCTCCCCCGTCAAGGTAACCGTGACCGAATAGCTATGACCGTGGAGGTTATGGCACTTATGCTCCGGGGGGAGATGGGGCAGGGAATGTGCCGCTTCAAATCTGTAAACTTTACTGAGTTCAAACACCTGCTTTAGACCTTTCTTTGCATGCCGCACACTCACCGCATGGTTCTTTTTCTCCTTTGTAGCAGGACCATGTCTTTGACCAATCAATGTTGTACTGTTTCCCTGCTTCAACAATATCCTTCTTAGTCATGCCAATTAAGGGGGCAATCAAGTGAATCCCCCCTTGCAATAAGGTGACTTCGTTTATCGCCCTCATATAAAGAGGTCGGCAATCCGGGAACACTTCCCAATCGGTTTTATTGCACCCAATGAAAACCATTTGACTACCCCGTTCCATCGCTATGCTTGCAGCAATGGAAATCATTATAGAGTTTCTTCCTGGTATCACTGGGGTTTCATCTGGATTAAAACCTCTATGCGAACTCAATAAAGGGGACCGCAACCAATCGAAATCCAGGTGAACAACTTGGTGTGTAATCTTCCCTAACCCCTCTAAATACCGGGCTGCGAAATCAAGTTCCTTATGGTGCCGTTGCCCGTAAGCAAAGCTAACCGCATGAACTCTAGTGATAGTATTCTTTATGTTGCGACCCTTGCGAAGCTTGTCACATTCTCCTCGCCACTCCGCTAAACACTGGTGGAGTATCAGCGTTGAATCCATGCCGCCGCTAAACAATACCGTTGCTTCTTGAACTACCACTTACCTGGGAATCTGGGGGTTCTGCCGCCGGCAAAGGTCCATGTCCTGCCATCCAGTTTGATGGGCACCTTCATGCGTTCTCCGTTTGCCGTCCTGGTCCTAAAGTTACGGTTGTGCGGCACCCGCACATGCACCATCTCCCCATTAGCTCTCTCACAAAGGACCACCTTGTAATTAGGGAAATTGTGCCGCACCACAAACGCCTCCTCGACCTCTAGGGCAGGGGGTTCCTCAACCTTCTGACCTTCCAACCCAAGGATCCGCATCATCTTCCGTTCACCAGTTTCAGTATACACAATGTCCCTACCGTCCTTGTGCCAATCGTCTGGGTACCGCAGTTTGGTCTGACGGTGCCTCACGATGGTGTCCCGGTTGATCCCGGTCTTCTCGGAAAGTGTTTTCTCCCTTGTCATCTGGTCCATGTATCAAGGAACTTCTTTATGCCCAAACCGGATGCTTTGAAGTCGCGCACCATCTTCTCCTCATATCTGTCCTCTGCCGGGTAAAGTCCTTTCAGAACTTTCTCCCTTATCTTGCGAGTAAATTGTTTCTTGGTTGTGCCAAGATCTAGATCGTACTTGGGGGGTTCCCCCACTTGTGCCGTATCCGATCTGCCGGCACCCATTGTTGTTAGATTTTTCATTTTGATATATCGTATCTATCCCTTAAATAATCCGAGTTAATCGGCAACCACTCACACAACTCCTCTAGCCCACCTTTATGCCAGAAGGTGATTGCCGTCCTGACTGTTTCAACCTGGTACAACCAGGTATCCTTCTCCCACTGCTTAAATATAAATTTACCGTTAAGGATGTAACCCTTCTTCCTAGCTAACCGGTAGTCCAGCCCTGCTTGGCGAATAACCGCACCAATCAAGTCAATGCATTCATCCATTTCCGAGTACCTTTTCAATGCACTCTTCGATCACCTTAGTCATCGTCTTGCCACTCTTCTTGATCTGCTCCTTGATCAGTCCCATGACCCTAATGGTAGGTCTGAAACTTATTGGTATGTTTCCGTATTTAGTCTTCATTTATGCTTTCTCTTAGGGTTAACTTATATTCATACAACCCTGACCCTCTATAACGCTTTTCAACCTTATGCTTTCCAAACCTCTCTTTTCTAAGGTGCCGAAGTTGCGCTGAAACGGACGCTTGACCATCACCGGTAACCCCCTCGATCTTGCGAAGAGATTTCCATTCCCCGTCTAACATGCATTTAAAAACCCTTTTAAGTTGCCCTTTTAACCGAGGATTGTCTCTTTCCGGTTCATAATCTGAACCATCAAACTTAACTTTATCTATTAATGTTATATTACTCATAATTACTACACGGTGTCATACACCTAAAGTTAAAAAAGGGGAACGATACAAGCGGGGATCCATCCGCTTATTCCACAACCAAGTATATCCATTGTTTCGCATCGTTCCCCTAAGTGTTGTCAGGTTGATTTCTCTAAATCCCTAACCCTGTTGGTTAGCACCCGTATGATTGTTGTCTGATCCTTGACCTGGTTCTTGAGGTCTTCGGTGCCCTGCAATGCTGCTTTCAGCTTTGCCCTCAACTCGTCTTTACTTTCAGTCGTCATGTTACTGGTGTCATACACCTTGGTTTAAAAAAGGGGGTTAACCCTTTAATTAGTTTCTCGCCATTCCATCTTCTGAGTTATTGCTCATCGTTACCTAGCATCCGCGCAACCGGTCCATCTGTATGCTCCATTATCAATTCGTACGATTTGGAGGACAGGCATGAAGACCATTTGGGTTGGCGTCGAACCCATTCCAAACATTCGTAGCTTTGGACGTTGTACATGAATTGAATGTATTTATCTGGGAAACTCCAATTGATAAACTGAAATTGTTCGCTCCTGTTTTTGTTTTCAACCTTCGACAGTTCTAGCAACTCAGGACGATCTTCTAAAATCCCGCGATACACGAGAACCGTTTCATTTCTGTAGCCCAGTTTACGCCGCACCATATTTAGTTCGTTATCAAGTCGATTGTTTTCGTCCGACAAACGCCGCACCTGATGCGCACATGAAAGGATTTTTTCAGTCTCAAACCAATATCGCCCCGAGGTGGCTTTGCCGATGAACGTGCAGACTGCCCACATTAAAAGCAACCCGAATACAAATTGTTTCAACGTCACGGTGCGATGCACTCGTTCGTTTGTGTCTTCGGCTTGTATGTAGTGTTCCCTCTCCTGCAACTCCTTGAAGTCGGAGAGGTCTTTACTCATCGGTGGATTTGTGTCGTTTGTATTTCCCATTTTTGTTTATCAATTTTTCACTTAATTCCTTTAAAAGCTCCGACAGGGAGATGCCGCGATCCGCAGCATGTTCCTGCAATCGTTCTACATTAGTCTCCCATTCCCAGAAGGTGACCAATTTTTTTCCTTTTTTTCTTTGTCCTGGCATCTCGCAAAAACGAGTGTATGACACCTAAACTCTTTAAAACAAGCAATCCCCATCCGTATGCGCTTGTTGTACTACTGCCGTACTACTGCGGTCAACCCCTTTTTTAAAAAAAGTTTGCATCCCAGGTATTACGGTGCCAATCCTCCCCTCTATGCGGCGACCATCAGAACCGGCTGGACCTAAAGTTGGGAAGAACTTCCGTATCTCCCCGTCCCTCTGCAAATACGTTGAATCCTATGCCAAGGAGAACAACACAACCTTCTCCGCACTGGTCGAAGAGTGTGTCAGGAAGCAAATAGGGGACATTATCGCTGAAATGGACATCGATACCCCTACGATCCGTCCAGCATGGATCAAATTCAAAGGTGGGGGCATCTACCTAGACAAGTGTATCCGCATCCCCGGGAAGGGAATCTTCATCCCCGAAGCACATATGGCATCACTTCCCACCGATTTGACCTAAATCGCACTCATTCTCACCTTTTCCCCAAATAGTCCTTGCACCACTTCTAAGTAGGGCGTAAAAACTTGTGCGTGACACGAGTCCTAGAAGGAACCCCTTTCTAGGAGATGCGCCGCGATAGGGGCGCGAGTTTGATAATCACGAGCCGGCAATGTCTCTAGCGGACTGACAACCGGGAAAGCAGGTAAAACTGCGGGAGAGGGCAAATGCTCTGCCATAATAGGTTCTTCCCTCCTGAACCTCAAAGGCATCATAGGGATATAAGCGA